AGGTCCATTGTCGCTATTCAGTTTTACACCTGAATGCCCGCGACGCGTCCACATCCTTCGGGTTGTGCCGCCCGCTGTCCTGCAGCAGGGTCACTTTGCGAAGCCCTCAACAGAGCAGTTGAGATCGTCTTCTTGGAGTTCAGCCTCCAAGGCGATCGTATTCCCATTACTGGGGACAACTGCTCTGCCGTGAGATTAATGTGGGAGAGAGAGAAGGCCAGCCTTCTTCGCTCTGTTGGTGGTGATGGTAGGAGACAGCGCCGGGCTGCCTCCGTGTTGAAGAGTTGTTCGCGACTTTTTGACAATCCATGCCCGCCTTGCGATAAGAAGGCTGCCAATGCAGCTCGTTCTGATTGGTACCAGGTCACAGGTACATTTCGGGGCGGGCATGTCGGATCACGAACTCGGTGGTCTGATGACCCAATCAATACGCTGAAGCAAGCTGTCCGTGAGCTTGTTGGTACTGGTTGGGCCGCAGATATTCGGAGGGGGGAGGCGATTCCTGACCAGCAAGGATGCCTCCAAAAGAAGAGGGTAGACGGCGGAACATTCGCGGTTGGTTATGAGGAAAGCCTTCTTAGGCCTGCCAACCATGTTCGCGTCGGCTGTGCGAAGACGAAAGGCAAAGTTCGTGTCGTCACTATGCAGGGTGCGCGTGTCAAACGCGTCCTAAGTCCTGTTCATGACGTTCTCTATAGCTATCTGTCCCGTTTCGGGTGGCTTGTTAGAGGCGAACTTAACAAATCGCACATTCTCCCCGTCGTTCAAGACTGTCGTCCAGGTGAGTCATTTGTATCAGGCGATTACACGTCTGCCACTGATAATATTCATTTGCCTGCGGTTCTGGCGATAGTCGAGGTGTTATGTGAGGCGGAGCACTTAACACAAGACGAGAGAGATACCCTCTTGAGCTCGTTCACTGACTTGAAAAGAGTCAGCAATTCGGGTAAGCTTCATGACATTCGGCAAGGTTCTATGATGGGCAACCTTTGTAGTTTTCCTGTGCTTTGTTTGCTCAACAAAGCTTGTCATGACATTTTCCGAGACTTTCGGAGCGGACGAGCTCGGGGTAAGGCGGATAGGAAGGTCCGTATCAATGGCGACGACATCGTGTTCGCTGGTGACTCTTTGGACTTCGCCCTTTGGCGCGAAGTAACCGGTCATTACGGACTCGTTGTAAACGAAGAGAAGACGGGTTTTTCTCGTAGGTGGCTTGAATTGAATTCTCGCTCCTATGATACGAGGAAGAACCGCTTTGTGGGAAAGCCTGTTCTTTCTTTTCTTCGTCGTTCGGACCTTCCTGGCAACCTCCTTTCTGAGGTTGTCAAGGGATGCGCTACGTTGTCACATCGCGTGTTCTGGCACGTGATCAACGTATTTATGAGGCACGAGATTTCTCACAGAGAGATTTCTCTTGACATCCCTAAATGGGTCATGGATGGGCTCCTTAAGAAACTCTGGTTTCGAAAGGCTATTGCTCGTGGTCCCCTGCCCACGAAGCAAAAGGGTGTGGATCGTTGTTACCCCACAACGATTGGCCCCGTCCCTGACCCTGCGTTCTATCCTCACATAGAACGCGCCGAGGAAGTGTCCCGTCGTTCCTTCATTGGGGAATGGATGGGTGTAGAGGCACTTCCTCTCGAGAAACGTCTCAACCGCAAGTTTCTCCGGCGTCACCACGCTACCTTCGAATCTGTCCCTTTCAGGGATCCTGTTATTCGCGTTTCCGAACGTGAATGGGCTTTTCTTTGGCCTTCGAAGGTTCTCTCCTTTGTTCGCGAGTATCATCCAGGAGTGTTGCTCCCGGCGAACAAAGATGAGTGGCGAGACGATCACCCTCGTCTTGTCACGAAGAGGAAGTACCTCTTCGAGCCACGTCACCGAATCGTGGCTCCTCCCCCTCTTTGCCTTCTGGCAGCTGTCAACATTGACGGCGTCATCAATTATCCCAATGGGCTGTCCTGAGTGGGGACAGTGGGTGAGTAGCTGGGAGATGAACGGTCGCCTCTAACCAGGCCTGATTGTCGACCCGAGTCGTGAGACCCATTTGGTTGGGCGCTAACGCGTAATGGCGAGGTGAACCACTCACGATGTTGACGGAAGATGACAGCAAACCTGGCCCTTGAGGCGTGAAGAGACATACGTGCGCGTCCCTGTCTGCCAACGCATCGCCTATGGAAAACCAGCCGTTACCTTCTACCGGATTGTGGATCCGGAGTCAACGCTACGGCGTGGGTCCCTGACTATGCACTGCAGTCAC